CAAGTGGATTAGGCTCTCACCAACCCCGGCAAAAGCAATAACAGCCCAAATCTGGTACAAGCGCCGCTGGATGCCTCTTCGTGATGACAACGATGTCCCGCTTATTCCCTGCGCCAATGAGATTGTGGAGGGGGTTATTGCGGATGCTCTTTGGGAAGACGGTCAGGAAGCCGCCGCGCAAGCCAAGGAAACCAAGTTCACAAACTCCGTAACAGAGCTTTGGTATTCAAGACGCCCAAGAAATCTTATTACTCAAGCCGTTCCTGATAACGATGACACGATTAGATCTGGACGTATTTTCTATAACGGACCGACTTATACCTAATGCCCGTCTTAACCGCGAATAGAGCCAAAGAACGAGTCGCCGACTTCTCCGGGGGTCAAAACTCAGCCTCTGAGCCTTCCAACCTCTTACCCAACCAAGCAGAGCTTCTAGAAAACTGCATCATCACAAAAAAGGGTAAGTGCGAACAAAGAAAAGGCCTGGCAAGGGTTGGTGACAATCCGGACACCCTTATTTCACATTGGACCTTTGACGCCTCTAGTTCCGTGGATGACAAAGAGGATAACGACGGAACTGATACGGCAATCACTTATGTTGCAGGAAAATTCGGAAAGGCGGCATCGTTCAATGGGACCACATCCAAAATTACAGTCACAGCTGACACTTCGATTGACGTTGGAAGCATGGGGGATTTTAGACTGTCTGCGTGGATCTACGTTGACTCTGATGGAGAAAATGACGAGGGGAGAATCTTTGACAAGTGGTCAAGCACAAATGTTGGCTACCGTCTGTTCGTATTCGGCCAATCGGCGGGCACTGTTAAATTAGACTTCGAGGTTGGGCATGCTACGACTAATACGCGGGTTATTACTTCTACCACTCTCACTACTGGCGCTTGGCATAAAGTTGACGCTGTTTATAACTCTGACAAGTCTGGTGATATTTATATTGATGGCGTACTGGCTACTTACTCTACTGATACGACAGGTGTAGATGGGGTCTCCAATGACTCGGCAGTTAATCTCACAATTGGAAATAACGCCGCCTCAACGCGGACATTCGACGGTGAGCTAGACGATCTTCGCATCTACGACGGATCATTTGTAGCAGATGATATTGAACTAAAAACAATCCTCGGAATTACCCGCTTCAATGTCGGCGCAACATACGACAAGCCTATTCGTGCCAAAGATACAGCCATACAGGAACTCAATTCAAACTTTAAAACCTGGGATAACATCACTGGCCTTACGAGCCTGACCGCAGGTCTCACGACTAACTTTGTCCAGGCCCAGGACCGTCTTTTCATTCTTAATGGCACCGATAACGTCCATTCAATCAATACCTCCCTCACGGTCACTGATGAAGGCAACACAAACACAGATTTTCCAAAGACAACCTTTGCGGAATGGGCCTCGAATAACCGAATGTTTGCTTCGGGCTCTCTTACCGTTGCGGATCGTGACATCGTTTGGTTCTCGGACGCGCTCGATGCCCAAACATGGAATCGATCAACTAATCTTTTCAGGGTTCGGTCAGGTGGTGGCGGGAAAGTCACCTGGCTCAAAATGTTTAAAGAGTTTGAGCTTATTATCTACAAAAATGATTCGATCTTTGTTCTTAATCTAGATGGCGCAACTCCTCTTACCGATTGGGACCTAAAGCCCCTCTCTACTGTCATCGGGTGTCCAGCAGGCCGGACCGTTCAAGACGTTGGAAATGACCACATCTATCTTGCCAATGACGGTGTGAGGCTTCTTTCACGCACCACATTCGACAAACTTAGAGTCGGAATTATTTCAGAACCAATCCAAGACATTATTGACGAGATTAATCAGGACGCTATTCAAAACTCAGTCGGCTTCTTCGAGAACGGCCTCTATATCCTGGGCGTTCCCATCGGAACATCCACCACCCCAAATAAATTTATGATTTGGGACTCTATCGCAGCTCTACGAAATGGAGACCCAAACTCTGCCTGGACCACCATTCCTGATGACACATGGAACATCTCCTGCATGACTTCGTTTGGATTTGGAGACAACATTAAAACGATTATTGGCGGTGAAGCTCGCGCCCTCACTCTCTGCTACAAAGTCCTATCAGGCAATACCGATAACGGCGCAACAGTAAACCAAACCATCATCAGCAAAGAGCACGATTTTGGAGACCCTATCCTTCAAAAGATATTTGACCCCACTCAGTTTATAGCCGAGACAGGATCGGATGCGGTCTATAACTACTCAATGGACCTTGATAGAGCTGGATTCGCGGCTATCTCAAGCTCAGACACCCTCTCAGGCGGCCTCTCAACTCCATTCACTACCCCTGCAACGACAGGCGGGTCAGATGAAGAAAGAAACAATGAGCGCACAAAGTTCTTAGGAAGGGGTAACACCGCAAGAGTCAAAATCACGAACACAACCTACAACAAGCGCCCTACATTTTTGGAGTACACCATTCATGCTAGACCGCTACAAGGGAGAATCTAAATGGGAATTGTAAACCTCCCAGCTTTCGGAACAGATCCTGTAACCGTAAATGCCGCAAACCTCGATGGAAAAGTGGACCCTCTGGCGAATGAGTTTAACGGCGGGATTGATAACGACAACATTGATTCTGCGGCGGCAATAGCTAATTCAAAACTAAATCTTGCTTCTATCTCACAGTCAGTCGCCATGTCTTCAAAAGACTTCTCTGAAGCCAAGGGCGCTGACGTTGCGTCTGCCGCAACGACAACGATATGGGCTACAGATGGCAATTTTATCCACATTACCGGAACCACAACGATTACGTCTTTTGGCACTGCACAGCAAGCCGGAGACGAAAGAACCATTGTTTTTGACGGAGCCCTAACCCTCACCCACAACGCCACAAGCTTAATTCTTCCCGGGGCCGCAAATATCACCACCGCCGCAGGAGATCGGGCGATTGTACGGGCCGAAACAACCACAAACGCCCGCGTGATTGCCTATACGAAGGCTGATGGCACTGCCATTGTGAGTGCGGGTGGCTCAATTCCTAACGGTGGGTACTTTGTTGGAACTCGGTACTACTACGGCTGGCCCTACGCCTCAACCTCAAGCTCTGCCGCAGTTGTGGCAGACAGACTTTACGCAAGACCCTTCTTAGTTGGTAAAACCACAACCTTTGACCGAATCGGCGTTGAAGTTACGACGGGTGCGGCAAGCACCAATGTAAGGCTTGGGATCTATAACTTCGTCAACGGCCTTCCGACATCGCTTGTGTTAGACGCCGGAACCATTGACTCAGCCTCAACGGGCGTCAAGGAAATCACGATTTCTCAGTCCCTAACGGCAGGCGTCTACGCATTCGCATACGTCTCAAACGGCACCCCGACTCTAAGAAACTGTGTCGCCCCAGGCCACAACGACTCGGAATACTTCTTCGGTGCACCGGACACCTCAAGTGGCGATACAAAGCGACTTGTTTATTACGCCTTTACCTACGCCGCGCTCCCTGCAAGCTACAGCGCATCCGTGACGTATGACACAACCAATAACCCCCATGCTCAGTGGCTTAGAGTTTCGGCGTAAGGAGAAACCATGAAAATTGAAACCTTCGACAATAACGGAAACCTGTTAAGCAGGGTTGATCTAAGAACTGTAAGTGCCACATCAGAACTCTGTCTCTGTCGCTTTAAAGAACGCTGTGAGCTTCTACTTGAGAAGCTTGATTTTGACTGGCACCTAAAGCGCCAGGCCGCAGGAATCGCACTCCCGGATGATGTGAAGACAAAAGCCAAGGCTTATTTCGATAGATACGACGCCCTAAAAGCGCAAATTGATTCAATCACACTCGATGCCAAAGACGGCGACAAAACCGTCTGCGACGAAATCGAGTGTCTAACCTGGGAGGCCTGAAATGAAGTCTAAACGCGCACTACTGCCGCTTATCGTCCCGTTCCTTGGGCTGGTGGTCTTTTTTCTTAGTAAGGGATGGATTGTTCCGCTTCTTCTCGTTGTAGCTGGTTTTTCGTTCTTTGCCGTGAAGGTTATTCGTAGTTGATCTCAAGTATCAAAGACGAAGAAGGAAAAGTAATCGCTTATGTTTGCTGGAAGCAGGTTGGAAAGTCTGGGTTTGAAAAGTTCCAAGGTGAATACGTTTACCTTGAAGATCTTTGGATTCACGACGCCTACAGAGGAAAAGGCCTCTTGCAACGCCTGATCGCGGATGTGCTGGAAAAAGCACCAGAAGCCCAATACGGCTATTTTACACGTGAAAAATATGGACATAGAATGTCCAAACTTTTTAAGAGAAGTTCCGTTGAAAGGATAGCAAATGTCTTCGTCAAGTAGCCCAGCGCCCGCGCCTCCCCCACCCGCGCCCTCAGCAAGTGAAACATCAGCACAAGCGATCCAGGCTCAGATCGACGCCCTGCCGAAGATCCTTGCGGCACAAGAGCAGTATGGTCCAGGATTCTCACAGCAACAGCTAGAAGCCTTACAGACCTTTGGTCCAAAATTCGCAGAGACAGCGCTTGATCTACAAAAGAAGTACGGACCCGCCTTCGCCGAGGTGGAAAGAAGCCTTTCCCCAGAGCTCGCAGGCGCACAAAGCACACTCGCAAATTTTCTTTCACAAACAGATGACCAGGAGTACGAAGCCTTAAAACCAGGACTTCTTCAAGATGTCCGCTCTGCTCAGTCTGTTCGTGGACTAGGAGCTGTCTCCCCTCTTGGCTCGATTGATGAATCAGTTCAGCTCGCACGCCTAAGACAATCCCTAAAAGACAGACGTATTAACGTTGCTCTCTCTACAGCCGGACGAGTACCTATTTCATCCATGCCAACGATTCAAGGTCAGACCGGAACAGGCCAGCTTGTGAATAACGTCTCGCCATCTGATATGTTTTCGTACCAATCTGGTTTGAACCAGTTCAATAGCTCTATTTTCGGGCATCAGGCTAATTTATTTAGCAACTCACAAGCTAATGCTACTGCTCGCAGAGGCCAGAACATGACCGCCGCGACGAGCATTTTGGGCACAGTCTTTGCAAAGCCCGCACAAACAGACATCTGGAATGTTATGGGTTCAAATCCGTAATGGTTTTTATTAAAGGGACAGAATAATGGGATTGCCTGAAATAGCTCAAAGAGTTAAGCAGTTCATTGCTGGAGAGGTTTCAGCAGAGCAGAAAAATCAAGCTTTTGACACTATCGAAAAGACGACAGGCGTGAAGATTGATGAACAACAGCGGAAGGCAATGATTAAAGCTAATGTTCCAGTCGATAAACTTATTACTGCTTTTACGCTGAGACAAATTCAATCTGCGGCAAGCAACGCAAGAGCAGGCGGTTTAATTGGCGAAATGCAAGATGGCGGTTTCAGTGAAATCCAAAATCAAATGCCTGGTGGTGGAAGTATTTCTCAGGGTGGAGTAACAGCAACCATTCCAGCATCTAGAGAATATAAGACAAGAGAAGCTATTCTTGACCAGCAGGCAAAATCAGCCCAAGAAAAGGAAAAAAAATCTCTGGTAGCCGAAGAGACATCAAAGGGTACTTATAGGTTTCTTCAGCAATTTAATCGCTCTTACGAAGAGTTGAAAGCTTTTGACCCTGAAGTAGATGCTATTGGCGTTGGTGGTTTCCTTACCAGGAAGACAGCGAAGCTTGCAGAATTTCTAGATGAACTACCTGAAACAAAGACTCTAAAAACAGAAGTGCTTCCTATGGCTAACGAAATAGCAAGAGAAGTAGAGGGTGGAAAGGTTACGGACCAAGATAGAAAAATTTACGCCGACAGATTTGCCTCTGCCATAAATTTCCCAACAAAGACAAACGTCAGGCTCATGTCTAATCAGATTATCAATTTGATTGATAAGGGCGGTGACAAAAATGGCGCAATAACAAATCAGCTAAAACAACTGGTTAGTACCAAATCAGATATTTTTAACTCAGTAGTCGAGCAGGTAATCATTGAATTTCCAGACATGGCTAAGAAATTATTTGGTGATGATTTCGAGGTTTCCCAATGAAACTAATAAACAAAAAAACTGGAGAAGAGATAGATTTATCTCCTAAGAAAGAACAGCCAAAAAGCCCTCAGGAAAAAACGCAAGAAAGGATTCAAGAAAGAGGCAAGATTCAGGATTCAATTAAGAGGGTTGCCACAGAGAAGTCAGGGATAAAAAAGGCTATCGCTGTTTCAGAGGTTGTAGATGCCCCATTCGCCGCAATCGAGTCTGCTATTGCTAACCCAAGCCTTGAGTTTCAAAAGGGTAATTTTAATCCACAGAATGCAGTAAAAGAAGCCATTCTTGGTCTATCATTGCAAAAGCAGGGCCAGTATGGCGATGTTATGAAAAATGCTGGCTACAACCCTGTGATAGCAGACACGCTTGGTCTTGTTCTGCATCTATCCCCTGTCAAAGTTTACACAGAAGTATCCAAAACATTTGGAGCCATTTCAAAACTATCAGACAAAGCCATGCTTAAGGCCGGGGACAATCTCCTTGACGCTGTGAATCAAGCAAAGACAGCCGCAGGAACAAAAGTTACTGAGGAATTTGCCAAACATGCTGATAGCGTCCCGGTCGATGGTTTTAAGTTTATAGAGGATATTTCAAAGCTTCCTGAGCCAGTAATGAAAAGAGCTGAGATTGTATTCGGAGATCTTGCGGATTTTGCTAATGGCTTGACTGTAGGAAAGGTAAGGGAGTTTAAAAGATTTCTAGGAAAAGTAAAACCCAACTCTTACGGGCAGGCAGAGAGAGGAATACAAGAGAATCTCGACGTTCAGGATCTGAATAAAGTTTATTCGAATTTGAAAACCAGAATGGAAAGCACACTTTCTGATGCGGCGTCTGGGGTTGATAAGAAAACCGTTCAATACCTTATGAAGCTTGAAGAAGCTTATTCGGAGGTTGTGGATGCTGGGAGATATATCAGAAAACAAATTGTAGACCCCACATTGGAAGTTCCAAGCAAGGTAGGTCAGTTCGCTAAGAAGGTTGTTTCAGATGAGGATATGTCAGGAAGAATAGCTTTAACAAAAATAAAGAAGACCAGTGGCGAAGCTATGAAAAGAATTAATAGCGCGATGAAACAAATCGAGTCTTTTAATTCAAATCAGAAGATTAAACAGGTTGCTGGCAGAGCTATTAATACAGCTATTTGGGGAGGAGCTGTTGGTGGTGCGGCAGGCGGGTCAATAGCAAGAAGGATTAGAGAGTCCGAATAGCCAAAAATGGATCAGGCCAATTGTATGTATGAGCCAAATAAACATATGCCCAAAAACAAACTGCACACACAGTCGCGATGATAATAACTGTCGACCAACTTAAATATAAACCTTTAAAAATCTCTCTAAGCATATTATGGAGCCTCCAATTTACCGGATAACACCTATGAACGTTGCTATTTTCAACTCATTGTCATTTAATCCAAACATTTACGGCTCCCATGGTTACAGCCCGAGAAGCTTCGACACCAATAGCCCGACGAATAATACAGGCGCAAGATACAAGACAACCTGAATGAGCTTAGCCACTAAAAATCCAAGCGTAGACTCACTTTCAATATCAGGAAGAATGGTTACAAAACCATTGCTTTTTTGTCTATCTTCCATATCGGCGCGCATTTTTATGAGCTTCTCTTCGGGCTCATCAAACTGCATCCTTGGCCTCCCTAAGCTCAGATTCATTAGCAACGATCGGTTCTCTAAGCATAATACCGCCATTCTGAATATCATAAACAATCCAAATCATTTTATTAGACGCCTCATCCTTCACTGTCAACTCGTAAAAAATTCCGTTTTCTGTATCAAGGAAAGATTTTGTTTTTTCATCCATTCTGGCTGGAACAAACTTACCAACAGAACTTTTCTGCTTTACGTAAGTAACCTCATTCAAAGCCCCAAAAGCTGGGGATGTTATGCCTAAGGCTAAAACAAAAAACAGGACTCTCATTTACGAGTTATCTGACCAAGTATACCCGCCAGTTAAATTCTGTCTGGAGGTGGCTTGATACCCATTGCTTCCGGTAACGGTGTATCCGCCCGTCAGATTTTGTCTAGAGGTATAAACATCTCCGCTAGAACTTGTGGTTGTGTATCCGCCAGTCAGATTGCGACGGGTGGTGTATGTCTCAGCTGAAACAGGCGCACACGTGATTAAAAACAACCCCAACGACAGCATTGCTACTAGCTTCATTTACTACCTCCCATGACCTGGATAAACGTCTCAACGACGTCCAACCCTTTGAACTTTACAAAGCATTTCTGCGGAGCAACCACATCCATCACGATAACCTCTCAAGGACACCAATATCAAAATTTATCTTTGACTTGCACTTCAGGCAATCAAAATACGAGCCTCTATGTTGCCAAATAACGTGAATTGGAACTCGATCATCATTAAAGCATTTTGGACAGAAAAACTGTTTTGTGCCTCTCAAGCGATAAAGAGCCGAGAATTGAGCATCTTGCACAAGATCATATTTAGCCTTTTCTTCTTCCCAGCGTGCGTGATTGGCTATCTCCGTCTCAAGGTGCCTTATCTTGTGCATAAGGCTCGCATTCTCTTTATTAAGCTCGGCATTTCTTCGTTCAAGATCAATCAGGTAGGAATTAACCTCAACCATTTCGGAAGGATTAATGCCCCTTGATATTAGAGAAACAAGTTCTTTGTAATCCAAGATCAGCCTTAAATGAAAACGCCCGCATCACGGCCAAGTGAGAGCGGGCGCTAAGGGATAACCCTTAAAAAAACTTTGAAATTGTCATTGGCCGTGACGAGTAAAGAATACCAAACGAAGCCTAAAAAGGCAAGGAAATAAGATGGCAGAAACCTCAGCATTCCAGTTTGAAAAGATTGAAGCAACGGATAAACCAAAGGCCCTCTCCTCTTCCTTATATCAGGGTGCGGAAAAGGCGTTTCTTACCTGCGAGGGTGAGTGCCGATTCCGGTATGACGGACAAGACCCAACCTCATCCGAAGGGCATCATCTCCGTGACGGCGCACACCTCATCCTTAAAGGTATCTGCCAAATACAAAGTTTTAGATTCATTAACTGCGGAGAACCCGCAATCCTACAAGTCAGCTACGAGAGGTAACTATGGAAACCGGATTAAACGGTCACAAAACAGTTCGCGAGGTTGTGTCAGGGGTAAAGATTGTCGAGTCTGAGTACCGCATTCAAAAGCCTGTCTTTGAAGACGTGAAGATTGAACGTCCCGTCTATACCAATAAGCAGATCGAGATCCCGGTTGGCATGGAAGCCGCGCTCGATAAGGTGGCGCTTCTTCTCTATGAGAAGCTTCTTAACCGCCTCCAAGACACCTTTGATAAGCGCCTGGAAGAGTCCATTTCAAAGCGCCTCGCTCAAATTGAGGCCCCCAAGATCATCTACAAAGAAGAATTAAACATTATAAAAAAAGACGTTGAGGTCATTAACCCAATCCTTAAAGACATGCCCGTCAATAACGCCATCGTAACTGACGTTCCGGTCAATAACGCCGTCGTAAAGGATGTTCCCGTAGTCAATGCTGTCATTAAGGACATCGAAGTCACAAATGCCATTCTTAAAGACCGGGTTGTGATTCAGCCTATTTTTGAGGAAGTTGTTATTCAAAAGCCAAAGTGGGTTGAAAAGGAAGTCACGGCAATCCACATCAAATACGTTGACCCGAAAGGCAACCCTGAATGATTACCGCAGACCAAACAGCAAAACTAACCTTTACGGCAGGAGGCAAATCCCTCACGAATGCAACGGCTGGTGTTGCCCTGGACACAGACACAGCCTGCGACTACGTAGACATTACGTGCGCCGGAGGGCTTATGGCGATTGGGGACTCCACAGCTGTAAGAGCGGACTCAACTGCCACAGGTCTTATTCTCACCCCAGGCTCCACGTTTTACAGGATTTATTGCACGAACCTAAACCAAGTTTACGTTTCTGGAGCTACGGGAACTAGAGCCGCTTATGTCTATTGGACCAAAACTACATAAATTAATTTTCTTAATATTCATTCTTGTTTTTATCCCAACTCATTCTTTCGCTCTTATTTCAGCCGTGGAAGAGGAAGACGGCTCCCCCTCTACATTCCCCTGGAAGATTAAATTCGCAAACGGAAACGTTACGGATAACGGAGACGGAACAGTTTCTATTGCTGACCAGACAGGTGCAGGCGGAGGTGACGCGATAACCGTAAACGCCGTGGCTGTCACAGACCCCGACTTTGCCGACAGCATCTATACCGACATTACAAATAGCTCCAATACTCTTAACTGGAAGTTTAACTATAACGCCGCATCCGGTGACCTGGGCCTCGCCGCCAACGAAGTCGCATTCTCTTTAAATGGGCTTACATCCGAGGGCGCAACCGCCAACACCATTGAAGGGCGGTTCGTGTTTCCTGATTGGGCAACCGCAGACAAAGACATCACCTTCCAGGACGCCACCCATACCGTCGTCGGGCGCGACACGACCGACACGCTGACGAATAAGACCCTTAACTCAGCCGATAACGTCATTCATGCGGATACGTCCGTCGCTCTGGCCGCCAATGGCTCGAACTGTTCAGCCGGCCAGGCCGCCGGTGGAGTAAATGCGTCGGGAGCCGCGGAAGATTGCACAGCGTATCAAGCCTCAGACGCTACTCTTACAGCCATCGCCGCCTATAACACAAATGGCCTTCTAACCCAGACCGCCGCCGACACTTTCGCAGGGCGCACCATCACAGGAACAACAGGCGACATCGCCGTCACGAATGGGAACGGTGTCTCAGGAAATCCAACCCTCGAAATTGACGATCACACGGGGTCCATCTGGCTAGGTGTCAACGCTGGAACTTGTCGCACGGACAATGGTTGTACAGACTCTACGAAGGCAGAGACAGCCACCAATAAAATCAATTACTACTCAGCCTCCTTTGCCGCGGATGCGGACGACTTCTGGCAAACAATCATTAAGCTTCCATCAAATTACAACGCTGGAACTTTTACGGGTCGGGTGATCTGGACTGGCACGACCGAAGCCTCAGCCACCGTTGTTTGGGGTATCCAAGGAGTATGTCTCGCCGATGATGATGCGCTTGATACAGCCTTCGGAACCGCTGTCACTGTATCAGATGATGTGACAGTCACAGGTGACTATCAAGTGACGGCGGAGTCTTCTGCCATCACGTTTGGAAACACTTGCGCGGCCGGGGATACGGCGGTCGTTCAAGTCTACCGTGATCCTGACAACGCATCTGATGACGCGACCAACGCCGCCAAGATGATTGGAGTTCTATTGACGTACACAAAGACTCAGCTTTCGACTGGTGATTGATGAAACTTATTTTTTTCTTAGTTCTATTTCTTGCCTTCTGCCAGAACTTACGTGCTGAAGACGTTTCTCTGAAGATTGCTGAAGTCATAGAGCCTGACGGGCGAACCAGGTACGACCTTCATTTTGACGGTGGATTCCATTCGTTTTGGAGCTTTGAAGAACTAGAAAAATTTGGCACCCATAAAGAAAAAGGATGTGAATTTGACTGCTCAGATGATGAAGCCACAAAGAATCGTCGGCTGATCATGAAATCCTATATTGAAGCCAACGGCGTAAGCAAAACAGTCTCTGACCTTAAAACTAAGGAAAAGACTTTTACTGTATTAAAGTCCGAACCCATTGTTCAGGAGAAACTAAGTGTTTAAGATTTTCATTTCAGTTCTATTGCTAACCATTTCGCCATGCGTGTTTGCTAACGATGCCCCTTGGGGGGGTGGACCTGGTCGGTTTGCTGTTGGATTTGGTGATGCTGGTACAGCTACTAGCACAACCATAAACACAAACTTCGTCAAAGACACATCTGGTCAGTTCATAGGGGTTCATTTTTCATCCCCTGTAAGCCAGACAAGTGGGAGTTTAACGTGGTACGTCTATTGCACTGCACAGACTGGTACTACGGACCTAACTGCCGCAAAGATTTATCCAGGACCAACGGGGACTGAAGACGATGATAGGCCAGCAGTCGGAGCAAGCGAACTAGCCACTTCTGGAACTGTAGACGCTTCAGGTTGCGGTACGGCTCAATGGCTTACCTACTCATTTACCGGAGTGACTCTTACTCAAGGTAATCATTATTGGTTAGGTGTCTACAACACTGAAGCTGATCCAGTAAATAATACTGTTTCTATTATGACAAGAGGCTTAGATGATGGATTTCTAACCAATGCCACATTTACTACATGGGGAGTCATGACAACCTCTGACGGTTTCGCAACAGATTCAGTCAATAGCGCAACTCAACTGTCCCCAACCGTTCTAAAGTTTAATAATGGTTCAGTTTTCGGTATGCCTTATGTGGCAGCTGGAGCGGCCCACGCAAATAACACAAATATGCGTGGGATGAGGGTGTATTTCACGGAAGATGTCAAGGTTGGGTGCGTTGATATGCAAGCGACGGACACTTCTTTCAATTTCAATACATTTGAAATTTACGATGGAGCAAACTCCATAAAGTCTATCACATGGGACCGTTACTCAGAAGCCAATAGCGGTGAATTGTGTTTTTCTTCCGTTACCTTGACTGGTGGTGTTGATTATGACTTTGTTGTCACATTCTCTGCCGCTGACAACGCCGGGACGACTCACACGATGGGGAACAACCCGCCAGCAGATGTCCAGGTCATAGGCCAAAACTGGACTTACGTTGATGGGGCTACGGCTGGCTCTTTAACAGAGGCTACAACTACAGCATGGTTCGGAACGATCATTCTTGATGACAATCCAGCTATTTCTTCAAGTAGTGGCACAAACGCCAATCAATCTGTGGCGGTGGGGTACTGATGAGCGACCCAACCTTAAGCGTTATTAACCAAAAGATAGACATCCTGATTGATCGGCAGGCGGCGATTAAGACTCAGGTTGAGAAGACGAACGGCAGAGTCACGGTCTTAGAGCGCTTTATGCACATCAGCATGGGGGGAGCCATCGTCTTCTCCGCCATGAGTCTTCCGAGGCTCGTACAACTTTTACTAGGTAGTTAAAAAAGGAGGAACAAATGGACTTCATTATGGATTTAGGCAACAAGCTCGCACCCTGGGTCGCGGTGCTTTGGTGCGTTGATGCGCTCCTTAAGACGCTGGCACCCCTCACGCCCACGAAGATTGATGACAACGTAGCCGACGTTTTGGGAAAGATTCTGGCTAAGTTTTTTCGTAAAGGGCAGTAATAAGCCTACTGCCGGACTAAGGCGTGTCATCGCCTTACTTCAGCTGATAGAAGGAGTGCGGATTGAGCGGGGAAGGTTGATAAGTCCTAGCGGAATTGAATACCTAGGATTCAAGGTCACGATAGGCGCAACTGACCCCGCTGATACGAAAAGAACGTATGAAGACATTGAGAAGATTTTCAAGTCTAATCAACAGACTTATCATACGTTTGAAGAGCGTACTGAAAAAGGCACCTTTAAAAGGTACATCGTCGAAACTTGAACGAAACTATCCTGATGGGAAAGGTTGAGATAAATATGCGCCCCATGAGGGTTAAAGTCTATGAGATTCAGGACGAATTAAACCAGCTTGATCAGAAGATCTTTAAGATTAAGACAGAGCAAAAACTTCAAAACGAGATTCGCGATCAACTTAAGGTGATTAGGAAGCTTCTCAATGCGCTGTGACTAAGACAGTTTGGCTCTACGACTCGCATTGCCCCTACAATATCCCGCTTAAGCCCCTTATTTCCTACCTGAAGGATGAACAGCCACAAGTCTTCGGCCTTGGCGGTGACAACATCGACTTCGGCTGCATCTCCCACTGGAACGATGCCAACTTTAGACACATAGGCTTCGATCAAGTCCGCAAGAATCTAAAGCACGAGGCTGGACTCTTCAGGGAGCAACTAGCCGCCTTTAGACGCGCCCTACCCAAGTCCGACATCATCTACATCCCCGGCAACCACGAAGCCTGGCTTACAGGTTTCTGTGAGAAGTACCCACAGATGGGCGAAGGTATGGACCTAGAGTCCCTGCTAGGTCTTAAGAAGCTTAAAATTAAGCTCCAGCCTAACCGCGCCTTCTACAAGCTAGGTAAGCTCTACTTCTGCCACGGGGATCAGGTGTCGGGCCAGAAGCCAGCCGAAAAGTTTGTAACCCGTTATCAGAGAAACATCGTCTTTGGTCATTTTCATTCCTGCGAGATTGCGCCCAACTACTCTCCCCTAGACTCTAAAAATAGACACATGGCAATACAGGTTCCTTGTTATAGAACCTTAGAAGCCGATTACATGAACGGAAAGGCGACTAAGTGGTGTCATGGGTTCTTTTGGGCGCACATAAGACCTTCGGGGAACTTTACGGCGGGACTTCAGTTCGTGTCCCCGGATGGGGCGTTTATTACTCAGTCAGGCAAAGAGTACAGATAGTACTAAAGCCTTGGATTCGTTCTCTCGCCTCTTAACTGCTTTTTAATCGCATCTGGGTGGTGGGCGTTTCTAGAGTGCTTCTGACCATACAGGCTGGGTTTTCGGTGTTTAAGTAGCGCCTGGTCCTCCGCTCGCCTTAGCTCTTCCCCGCTTAAAAGCCTCTCTTCGACTATCTTTACCTTTCTGAGTTCGATGCGCCTTTCTTTCTTAATTTGAGACCTGACCAGTGCGAAGAGACTTAGCTTGCTTTCAAGGACGGAGATGAACGCTTGCTTAAGCACCTTTTATATGCCTTTCTTTTGCGTTTTAAAGCCCACCATGACGTTTTAACCCTATAACCCATGCCTGGCTATGGAACGAACGTTCTAGAGGTCTTTGGGGCGCACCTATCCTTTTCGGAGATAATGTGCGGCTCAGAAGGCCACAAGTGAAAATTTGTCCAGTGTAAGCTTTTATCCGTCTCAGGATTGTATTGGCCCTTGATTTTATAGATGATGAGAGACGGCTCTAGGGCTAGAAAGCCGTGATAAGACCCTTCGTGGCAAAGCATCGTTTCTTTCGGAGAGAGTTCTGCATAGATGTTTCTTTTGGGGCCCAAAACAACATCAAATATTCTTCCTGAAAGAACCGTTATTTCTTTTTCCTGGGTGCCATGAAAACCTCTCAAGACACCTTTATGCGAGAAAGACGCACAGTGACGATAGGTGCCGTCAAATAGCAACTCCACGAAATAACCCCTATCGTCTTTGTGTATCAATTCTTATTCTTCCTCTTCTTCCTCTTTGGTTTGGGTGTGCGGGTCATGTGATATAATTCCCTTGAACACGAAAGGAATGCCCATGGGTAAGAAACCTGAAACAAGCCTCAAGGGGCGCGATGCAAAGAATGGTCAATTCATTCCGGTGAAAGAAGCCAGAAGCCGCAAGAATACCGCCGTTGTCGAGCGCGTTCCCCTGCCAGGAAAAGGTCGGAAGTAGTCTCATAAGCCTTCGCTTTTTATTAGTCGGTAAAGATAAGACTGGTAATAAGTGAAGGCTTCCTCCGAAGCCCTCGTAAGCTCAATTCCCGCCGACTCCATGACCCAAAACGTTGCGTGAAGAAGCTCATGCATGAGGTGAATAGTTTTGTCCTCGCTCCAGATAACGCCAACTTCCTGGCCCGATCGTTTAATCACGTAAAACTTCCCGTCCGAGCCTGATGGGTTAAAATCCACGCCCAACTCTTTCTTGGCGATCTTCAAAAACTTTGAGTTCGGCACCCCTGCTATAACGTAAAAATTCCTTGTATAGACAGGACAGAAGATGTGGAGAATGTTCTTAAACTTTTTGCAGACGTACTTACCTCCAGCCCTCTTCCCCTCTTTGGTGCGCCTCATGGCTTCCAACTAAAAATGATTCCAAAAATAACTTTAATAATGATGTATCCGATAACGAATGCTCCTACTGCCGCAAGGAACCTTTCAAGCTCCGTCATCCAAAAAGCTCCTCTATGTTCTTAATCATTTGGGTGCGCGCATCGTTCCAACCATCACATTTACCAGGGCGGTCACCATATTTATATCCACAACCATTACACTCCTCCGGCACCGCCCCCATCACTAAGGCTTTGAGGGAGGCGATTGTGTCCTCTGTGCTTACGTAGCTTCCTTCATCATCGAATGAGCCTACATACTGACTTTCACCCCACTTAAAGAGAATTTCCTTAACCTTATTCATGTGCGCCCCTTATCTTCTTAAGTGCGGCCTGGGCTTTTCCGACTATTTCCTCGGCATCCAAACACTCAGCGAATGTTAAATGTTTGCGGCTGGCGATAAAATCAAGCGCCTCCTCCGCGCACTCCAAAGCCTTCTGTAGAGAGGTAATTTTCTTCTGGAATGTCTCGTAATCACAAACCTGGCAATCACCATCCAGAGTGTTTTCTTTGTGAGACTCAATCTCCTTCTGTAGAGCCTCTTTCTCTTGGAGGTGGGCGGCGATCTGCGATTCAAGCTCATCGCATTTCTCAGCATAGACACGTTCGCCGACAAACTGTTCATAGTGACGAACTTTTTCGGCAAGCTCCTTATTCTCAATCATGTAGGCATCGCCTCTGGCCTGTAACTTTGGAATCAAACAATGCGGACAAGAAACATGAATAACAGATCTAGGGGCGTAAAACTTCTTGGTGCATGTCGTGCAGATAGCAATATCTGCGCGCTCAGCCTCAGCCTTTTCCAATGCGCCCCCAAGCTCCTCCCTCACCTTCCTATCTGTGTCGAGGAGGGCGGCGGCTATGATGGCTAACTTCTCATCCTCCCAAGATTTTGAAATCATAGTTGCTTCTGGAAAAACCTTGTAGAGTAGCTCCTTCGCTACTTGTTCATAGGGGGTCATTTAGTATCCTTCGCACAAGATGGGCAAGGCTCTTTGATCTGCTCAGAACCAAAAACGACTTGCGATCCTTCAATGTCAGGGTCTTGGGCATCTAAAGCCATATCCCTGGTGACAGTTTCATAATGCGGGACTTCACGATAGATAAAACCCTCGTCGCCACAAACTACGCATTTATACTGACTCATCTGCCCACTCCTTCTGTGTGTGGTGCGCGTCTCAATAATGAATATTGACCGAAAAAACTTTTTCTTTCACAAACTTTGTCCAGAATCCATGACACTTGATATACTCCCACTCCTCCCCGTCTTTAAGCATATTGTTCTTACAGTTAACGCATTTCTTAGGGTTTTTATGATGTTCAACAGCCACTTCCCAATCTAGGAAATCTTTATACTCTAGGCGGCATCTATAAATCTCTCTAATTAGGTCTCTAACGTTCATTCCGCCTCCCTCCGTCAGTAGAGGTCAAGGTTTGCGCGCCCCACATTTGCATTTGAGTTTTAAGCACGTGTAATAATAATTTTTACATCCCGTGCAATGAACATAGCGGTGACGATGCGCCCCCTTCTTCCTCGCGCTTGAGTTCTTCATGGCGTGTCAAACTCCGAACCCTGGAAAGTCCTCTTGATGCAGAAGTGTTTAGCCGTCTCTGCCAGGCCCGTCGCGGCTACTGAGCCTCCATGAAAGTTCACCTCGACCACCGGATCTCCGGCATCCTCGTGTTTCAGGGTTACTATTAACGCGGTACTTGACCTCTGGTAAATCTCTTGTCTTAAGTCCTCAATCGGCACAAGGGACAAGTCAATGCTCATTAGGTATTTCCTTCTGTATTTAGTACAGCTTGATTCTGTATATCTATCATGGGGGCGCTTGAGTTATTTGGCATCAGTGGCACCGACAGTTGCATTTAGGTTCCTGAATTTCTTCTGGGGCGTGATTTAATAACTCCAAGAAAAGCGTCCTATGGCCTGGACATAAACCGCTCCACTCTCGGCCTACCTGATTAGCGCTGAACATGCATTTGAGCGGGTTATTCTTGTCCATGTGGTTGTATTCCGCGCCTTTAGAATCCTGGCAGTTTGGCAAAAACGGTCCTGAGTAAAAATTACGGGCCAGATCATGGTTAAAGATTTGCTTTAAAAGTGTGCTTGCCTTCTTAGCCCAGACTACGAGTTCCATCCCTCTCTCCTTCCCTCCGTCTTGGGGTGGGGTCATGGCTGGAATCCAACGCCTTCTTCAGGCATAGATTTATTACCGCTTTTCTCAAACCTCTCAAAGCACCTTAAGTGTTCAGACTTTTGAACACACTGATAGCAGTAACCGACAAGTCCATGTTCACATTCCTTACTCATTCACCCTCTCCTTTTTGGTGCGTGATCTTAAACACTTCAAGTCCTCCGGTAAGATAGCCTTCGAGTCTATCTAGTGCCGACTTCGTAAGACTCTCCCGTGTCAGATTCTTTACTGCTTTCACCTGGATGAGTGCGCCTTCGATGAACGATTTGAATCTAGGTTCGGTCATTAGGTGATTCTTTCTGTATTGAATACAGTTATATTAGATATATCCTTCATGGTGCCCTCTAGGCCGGGCGGGCCTAAAACTTGGGGTCTGCAGAGTCGAACTGCTCTTGCGGAATCACATCCGCTGTGCTCGGTCAACCTCCCGTTACACTAAGACCCGGATTCCTTCTGTAACTTAGTGTCAGCCGTCGCCATGACTGACTCTCGGATTTTATGAGCGCCCATCATCTAGTGTCTGGCTTATTTCCTCTAGACTACTTGGCATCCGATTTCCGCCTTCCTGTTCTCTCTGGTGGACCGAACCCACCTTCATATGCGAGAACGTCAGCGGCACAACTTACTGACTAGGCAGGACTGGCTACCTGCATGAGGTGTCTGTTCCGTGCTCTTTTTCGTTTCAGGGCAGTGTCCTTACTCCTACTTATCAGCATCGACCACCTCGTAGGCCCGGATTTAACGGATTCTACGCGTCTTGGGTTACGTTCCCTTCCGCCACTAGTCATTCTTTTCCTAATCCTTTGTGCGCTTAAAGTGGTCTTCTGCGATCCTTGCCAGACCTTCGTACATATCGCTTCCAGCGTAAGGAAGATATTCTCGGAACTTCTGAGCCAACGTCTTCTCCTTCGGTCTAGGTGTGCCGCAGATGGGGCAGAGGTTCCAACTTGTCGTTAGATATGTCACGCTATCCTCATCTTTAAATCTGTAATCCGGCTTGCACATGGGACTGTACTGACCATATTCAATGTGTTTGCACCATTGTTCTTTTCTGTTGAAAGACAGGTCAATCATGTAGTCTCCTTGGGGCGTTCAGACGCCACGCGGGTTTAAACCTGAACCCGCGCACGTATCGACTGTATGCGCTGAATCAGTCCCGAGAGTCTAAACACAATCTCTGATGCTGGCGCGCTTGGATCACAAGCCAGTTTTTTCTCCGTATCAGGAGTAAGGACAGGCCGAAGTGCTTGCTCAAGCGTTTGTAGTTCCTGATAGGCCGCCTCTATAAGCTCGAACGCAATAGATGGTGCTAATGGCTGAACAGCCTCGCATGTTGCAGTTAATCCGTTTACGGGTCTTCCGTATCCGACTGTGTTCATTCACTCCTCCTTGTTAAATATCGCGCACCCAACACCCGCCCTCTCGCACTCCATCATTACCCTAGCTTTATAAAGTGCCTCTAAATTCAATCTTCCGCTTACGTCCTTTGTTTTCCTCTGAAAAACAGAACTACCAAGACCAGAAAAATCAGATAACACGCGAACCACATCGCTTCTCCTAGTTGAACATCCCATTTAATTGACACGTTATTTGTTCCAGCTCTTCAAGTGTCCATTTCTTCGGTTGTGCGCGTTTCTCGAAAAGATAATCAAACGTCTCGCGCCCTTCCCGGTCTATGACAACTGCCGCAATCTTCTCAGCCGCCCCATGCCAGCCATTCGCTTTTGCTTGATTAAGCCCATTACAAACAAGTGTTCCGTTTCTAGGGTCTAGGAATGTCCAGGAGTGGGTGCGCGTCCTGCAATGATCGGCTTGCTTTGGGAGTGCGCACGACGGACCGTGAACCTGGCAGATCCCCTTATCGCGCCTATAAATTGCCTGTTTCCATGCTTCCTCTGCGGCTTTTAGGGCCTGATCGAGGAGCGATTTTCTCGATCTTTTCTTTTTGAGAGGCTTTCTTTTCTTAATCGCGCCCCCAGGATGCCCTTTTTTACGCATTAGAGCCATTTCTAGGCCCCTTTCTCGTCTGGAACGATCGTTCTATCAGACTTGGCGACAAAAAGAAGTCTAGAGGCTGTTTTAGAACCCTTGCAATAATCAGCATCTCGCCGATATCAGGCTCGGTTTCTCCACCTTCGTACCGAATCCATGTCTGCCTGGATAACTCAAGCCCCTCGCTGTAAAGCTCTAGGACTGTCTTTTCCTGGCTCCAACCAAGGGTTGCTCTGGCATCTTTCAGACGCTTGCAATTAAACCGCTTCACGCGCACCCCTCGAATTGTCTTAGTCTTTCGTTTATTTTTTGGTGCGACAAAAAGTCGCCCTCGGGTATGTCTTTCTTGGCGTCTTTCAGCCAGTGGATCTTTGCGGCGTTTGAGTTCTCAGCTTGGCGGCAGGCCTTGAAATACGCCGAAATCGCCTCATCATTGCCGATTTTTAGCTTCTGCTCCTGACTCAGCCTGTCATACCCATCCATCGCCGTAGGTCGAGTAGGCTTGTACTCAGGTACAACCTCGCAAAAAACCTCGTCCTGGAGAAGCATGTAAGCCATTTCTCGGTTTAGCTCGGCCTCCGTGATTTTGCCCTTGAGAAACAGGTCGAGTTGCTTGGTGCAGAGTTTTGCGATCTCGGTTTTTGCTTCAGGCATGACGAGCATTTTTGGCCTCCATTCGGGCGAGAATTGCCGCCGCTCCTGTGAGATTTGACGGGCCGCCCCCCTCGTCCTCCCAACCTTTCGCGTTAAGCCAGGTCGCGGGGTAGGGGATAAACCTACCGCCGTCTCGTAGCCACTCCGCCGAAGTCTTGGCCTGCTCTACCGCACGTAGAATGCGGTCTTGGAGCTGCTCGTTCGGGGCTATGGCTCTCCAGGCTTTCTCGGCCTGGCCTTTGCTTTTACGCTTTGGGTACGAAGACCAAAAACTCTCAAACCCTTGGGGGGTAGGGGGGTGTTCTTTTGGTTTGGTTAGGTTAGGTAAGGTTAGGTTATGTAGGGTCGCCTTTAGGTCGCCATTAGGTCGCCAATCTCCTCTTTTCGTATGTTCTTGTGTTTGCCCATACTTACGTCCATGTTTTGCCCAGATCATTTTCAGCTTTTTTTTGTAGTGCGAAGAATATTTTTTGATGAGGTACTTGCCTGCGTAATCAACCCAATCGTGAATTAAGCCGTTTTTGGTGATGAGATAAGCGGCCTTTAAATGCTCCAAAAGGGTGTCCGGCGGGATGTTTTTATCAAGCCTTGAAAGATACTGATCTGGGCTAAAACGGCTTAGATCGCCGTCCTCTGCGTACTGTAGCGCCCACCACCAAAGCCTCATTAACTTCCCTATTGCCTCGTCCTGGTTCCAATTAGTTAAAGCGCAAATCCTTACCAGTTTTGGATGTTCTTCTAGGCTTTGATGAGATTCAATCCATGCCATCCGTGCGCTCTCCGATATTCAGCCCAGTTAAAGTTTTCAGCACCTTTACTCGTATTGCAGAACGCGCACAACGGTTGCAGGTTATCTACTCCGTCACTACCCCCCTGATAAATTGGAATTATGTGATCTTTGAATAAGAAGTATTCGTCGGTGCCACAGCGAACGCACCGCCCGAACTCGGCTTTCAGGGCTTCCCACTGCTCTTTAGTGTGAGAGCCTTTCTTCCTGGCGGCGTCTAATCTCCTCTTTCTTTTTCTTTGGTTCAACCGCTTCAAATCGGATTCGTACACTAGTTAGCCTTCTTAAAAAAATTGTTTAAATTTAAGGAGCAAAAAAAATCTTAAAACAGCGAAAGCTGACGTTCTTGCGGTACAAGCTGATACCAATGCTTCCTGTGGTCCTCCTTGTCCTGGAAGCTTTCAATCTGGTAGCCCTTTTGTTTAAGCTCTGAGATCCTAGCGGCGTACCGGATCATTCCGGTCTTTTCGTGAATCTCGAAGTTTGAGTGAGGCTTACGATCAAAGAGAAGATCAAGCAACTTCTGCTTCTGTGTCACCGAACACCTCCGTGTATATGGCTTGCAGGCGTTGAATCTCCTCCCAGGAAATAAGATCAATAAGCTTGATTTCTCTGAGAGACTTCGGATCGCTCTTGTCGTAGTAGCCGTCCATGTACTCCATGAGATAACCGATAAAGCTCCGGTCTCGCGCACTCAAAGAGTCAAACTTCTTAGATTCGCGCACCTCGAAAACCTTGTCAGCCAACGTTTTCTTCATAACGAGTGCTCCCGAATTTAGCCTCCCAAGTTTCCCTCATCGCCTTAAGTTCTAAGCCGATCCTAGATAGGGCGGAGGCAATAGCCGTGAGTTGGAGATCTAAATTTGAGCCATTGCCGTTTAGAGTCACCGTTGGGGCCGTAGGCAACTTAACTTCCGTGGCACCTAAGATTCTCTTTGCCGCAGGCACCCCACCGGACTCCTTAAGAGCCTGCTTTACCCCTTTATCAGAGCGCGAATTGATAATCGCGTTCGCTTCATCCACGATCTTTTGATTAGACGCGCCCCATTTAGGATCGTGGACATCGGTGTTTTGGACGAGCCAGAATAGATAGTCCGTCGGGCACTCCGACATATCTTTGCCCTTGTACTTTCCGAATTTGACGATAGACATTTTCTCTCCTTATCCGATGTAAACGGGTTGTGTGATGTGCGAGTTGACCATGATCTTTGTTTTGCCGACTGTGACGGGCACATAGCCGTTAATTGGTGACTTGATTTCAGCCACAACCTTAATATTCGAGGTGCCAAGTTTCTTGCGCCTCATGTACTCACGCATATAAAGAACTTTCTTTGACGGTCTGACTCGTTTCATACATCCCCCTTTTCTTCTGTTTGCCAGTAAGACATCATTTCCCACTCTTTGTATGTCGGTTCCATTAGAGGCCGAACCTCGCCTTAAACGCGCCCCGATCCAAAAGAAACGCCTCCCAACCAAGCTGGAAGTTATCGGATTTAAGATCGAGAACTTCGAGGACGCACTTTTTAAGATCGAAAATTGCAAGCTGATCGACTTTGATGTCGCACTTCTGATAAGCGATTAACTGCCGCCACTTCCAAGAGCCTGTTTTCCAATCGGCTAAGGTCGGTTTGCCATCGACGGCGCAAATAATGTCAATCGCGCCAGAATACATATAGCGTTCGTTAAAGACTTCCCTTTGGCGTTCGCACGAAGCAAAATCAATACGCTTGCCGAACTTTTCAAAAAACTCTTTGTATCTCACATCCTCGAACTTCAAGTTTTTAAGTGAAACGGTAGGCTTCTCCCATTTACCCGAATCAATAAAGACATTGATGAGCCGTTCAACCTCGGTGCCACGAAGCCCATACTCAGGATCGCCCGTATAAGGCTCTGGATTAATGATGGAGGTTACGGAAGGGTAGTTTTTGCCGTCTTTTTGGCGCACCCTGAGATCCGCTAAAGACGCCTTGATTTTGCCCCACTCGGCATCAGCCCTTTCGTCTATACGCGCCTTTAAAGCGTCATACTCACGCTTTTCGATTTCTAGAACTTCGGCAGGCGTCTCGCCGTTTAGCTCAAGCGTGACCTTCTCATGCCACATAGGGGCATCTTGCTCGTAGTTGCCTTTGTTGAACTTTAAAGACCGTCCGTAATTAAGCTCTAGTGTTCGTTTCACATGCCCCCCTTAAAATCCTCTTCGTAATCTGGGCCGATGGAATTAAAGTCCTCGGCCAGATAGTCCTGGAAATCCAGTTGTATGTCGTATAACTCTGGAACGTCTTTATTCATCACGCCCCTGACGTAATTCCAGGCCGCATCGCCGCACTCTTCAGGACAAAGAGGAAGGCGCACAAAACCACTTTCGGCGTAGTTACAAATCCGCTCCCACGCGCTAGAGTGGCGCACCAAGAAACACTCTAAAAGCCCATCCTTTGTTTCCTCATCAAGATCAATGAGCCAATCCCCAAAATCTCTTTTGGGCGCAAAGTTAATCATTGAGGCACCGTTCAAATTGAGCGTTCATGTTCTTAACGCTGTCAACGTAGCCTGAGACATAAGACGCCCGGCAAAACTCATGTTCAAACGGTGTCAGCGGCGCACCCTTAATCTGTTCAAGAGTCTCTTTCCACGCGCCCCACTTGGAAGAAAGTTCTTTCTCAAGCTCATTTTGTAAGTACATTTTCAATCTCCTGTCTTAAGTGTTCGGCAAGGTGATACGCCACCGTCTTTTCAAACCATAAAATCTCAGGCAGAAGCGAGTACCACTTGGGCTTATGGATGAAGGATTCCCGGCATGACTCGCAGTAGTAATAGAGGAAGGCTTTCATTTGACACGCTCAATGGAGATAGGAATGATGCCGTCTTTTAAGTTGGCAATACGGGAAAAGGCGGCCTTAGAAAGGTCCACAGCGCGGCCCTTGGCAACAAGCCGCCGGGCAGGGCCAAGGTCGTTATGGCGCACCAAGACTGACTTTTTATTCTTAAGGTTAGTTACTCGGTAGATACCGCCGAAGTGGCGGGAAGGAAGGGCGCAGGTAAGATCGTTCTCGTTGAAGCGTTCGCCAGAGGCCGTATAGACGCCAGAAGTCCCCTCGCGCCTACATGACTCATAAGTGTAGTAAGAGGCAGTTAAAGTCCTCGCCTCTACATTCGCGCACAAACTAAGCGCAACTAAGCCTAACCAAGCGTATTTCAGTCGCATTGAGCCCCTTTCTCAATGCTTCTGAATCCAGCTAGGTCTTAAGAGACTTTATAGTCTAATCTGACCTAACTTTTTAACACGCCTAATGTACGTTATGTCAGGTTGCCCATAGGGGCCGCTAACAGGACGTATTCAGGCGGGATGATTCAGAAGCAAAAAAGAAGCCAACCATGGACGCACGGTCTAGGTGCCCGACGCCTTGCGGCGAGGGTTTTCCATGATTGGCTCGATTTTTTTGTGGGTTACTAGACCGTGCTAAAATCATAAGTCTCTTTCTAAACCTTTTCCGGTAGATTGTCAACATTAATTTCTTTTAATTTATTTTTGATAAAATGCGTATAACAATCTCGATCCATGAATTGATCTTCGCACCAAATTTCCTCGCCAAGAAATTTCCTCTCATCCTTGACCGGAACGTACAAAAATAAATCTTCATAGCGCATCTTTGTTTCGTTCACGATGAAGCCGACAAAGTTGCCGGAGATATTACACTGGTTATGAATAATTTGGCTGATGTAGGATGGCTTTACGCCGTACTTCTCAGCCAAGTATTTCTGATTGTTGCGAGTCAATTTGAGCCATTTTTTGACAATTGGCCCTCTTATGAGTAGCATGTTTTCATTTACCTCCAGCTTCACTTTACCTTGCTAAATTCGCCTCGTAGTTTATGAATAGATATAAGTCCGTGTTCTTGAGGCGTTGAAAGTTAAAGCATGAAAGGTTTCTTTGTCATGCGACAAAAGAGAGGGCAAAAAAAATCTTAGATTAACTTCTCTATCTCTTCGCGTGGAACAAGAATAGTTTTCCCGGCCAGTTTGTAATCCACCTTGCGCGTCTTGACGAGATAGAGAATCGCTTGCCGCGTTTTTCCATGAAGCGCGGCAATCTCTGAAACCGTTAGATAGTCTTTGAGTGTTGTGTCCATAGGTAATCAGATTCTCCGCTCTAGCCATTGGCATTGCGCCAACAATCGCACCAGAACGGCTGACCCGCTTGACGCGGATTGTGCCGGAAAGAATATTCATAATATTATAGTCGCTCATTGTAGGATTTCAAGCTAAATTTGTGAATGACCAGATTCCCCTTTTTCCTGACCTTTTGCGCACCCTAAATAGACTCTTTTGTGTGAGGCTCAATTACTTCAATGGTGATACGGATTTTAATAGCTCTTTCTTGAGGCAACCAAAATCCTTCTTTCTGTGTGAAAGCTCCAAGCATTTCTATTGCTCCGCCTGGGCATGGATAATCTTTATCTAGCCAAGCTGATTCAGTTGTCCATCCTATTAATTCTTTCTTTGAAGGCGCACCCACCTAAACACCCTCCTTTGTGCGTGTCTTGAATCCTTCGAATAGTTCTAAATCCTCTTCTTTTGGCATTAGAGAGAAGCCGCTGACTGAATAAACAATTCCTGGTGGAACGCCAAAAAACTCCTCAAACTTAATATGAATCGATTCAATCCGTCCTATTGATACCGCTTTATGTGACGGATTAAAGTGAAACTCGTCATTCATTATTACAATATCCCCTATCTTAAACTTTGGTTTCCGCGCACCCATGATTTAACCCTCTGCCTTAGTGATAGCCTGTTTAAGCTGATGAATCAAATTCCCAGCACCATTAAACGGGGATTCTTCGCACCCTTCGGACGGATGCTTTGAATAGTCGTAGCGATCTTCTAATTGTAATAGCGCCTCTTTACACGCCTCTAACAGCGCCTCATGATTATTCACCGCTTTGACGATGTATGCGGCGTTTGCGTTAATTAAGTCCTTATCATCAGCGATTGTTCCCCATTCAACACCACAGTCAGCGATAATATGACCTTGTTCGGAATAAACCGCATAGACTTTTTCGTTCGATTCATCTTTCCACATTGTCATTAACAGCTTCCACGGTGTAGCAGTATGTTCGCGCACCCTCATTCTCCTTTAGGCTCATACTTAGCTTTTAACCTTGCAAGCTCGTCTCTTTCTGTTTTCTCTTCCATTTCCTTGCGTAGCCGCTCATTTTCTTTTCTATTGGCATCAGCTTCCTGGTGATTGCGCCACCATAGCTGCATTTCAAGAGAGCAGTTTTTTACATTAATGCTTTGGAGTTTGACACATAGCTCTGATACTTTGGTATCTAGAGTTTCCTTATTAGCTCTGCAATAGGCTCTATTGTCATAGCCATCCCATGCTTTTTTGTCTATATTCTTGCCTTCAAGCTCATCGAGTAGCTGGTAAACACGGCTCAGTTCAATTTCTAGGCCGTTAGCTTGTAAATAATCAGAATTACAAGGCATTTATTTATCTCCTTTAGGCGCGGTTTGCGCCCCATCTATCGTTAAAGCACCACAAAAGGCTAGGTGTTCGTACCAGTCTTTGCGTGATGCAAATATTTCGTTAGGACAATTAAGACACTTCATTTTGAGTACACCTTTTCCGCTGAATCATAGATTTCTTTTACGCCGCCATCAGCTCTTAATTCTGAAACGTGCCATTCTCGCTCTCGCCCATCATCAGCTATGACTTTCGCCCAGCCTTCGGCATCAATCGAGAGAATCTTTGTTATTGGAGTCTCGAATCGTGTCCAGATCATCTATTCCCCCTTTTCTTTACCCGCGCGGAGCGCACTGTTAATAACGCTTTGTGTAAACTCTTTCAGAACAAGTATTGCAATACCAGGCTCTTAGACTTGGCGTATGGCTTTGCCCCTCTTGCCAGTAATGCGTATGTTTCATCGAGCGTGTAAACCATCCAACGCACCATCCAACAACACTACCGATAACAAAATCAAGCATTGCGATTTAACTCCCTCAACGCGCACACAAAATCTGACCAGTCCTCTATCACGTTAGTTTGGTACTCCCTCCATAGCCTGTCAACCTGCTCAGTCCTAGACATTGCGGCCCTCGGCTTTGGCTATTACACCACATTGAAAACAGCTCTCACCCTCTTCGGTACGTCCTTTTGCGCACTCTTCAGGATCGTGCGATAGGATAAGAGCCTCCAAAAGCTCCGGCGCGGCGGCGATTAGAGCGGCATTTTTTTCGTCTAGCGCATGAGGATAATAAGTTTCATTGTTGCAGATAGTCTCCCCACTATCTTTTGATCTAACGCCGACACCTTTGCACTCGTCAGCTTCATGTGAACGCTCGAAATAATAGACTTCCCACGGTCCAGGCGTATGTCGCGCACCACTCTGTTTAGTCTCCATTAGCGTATCCTCCTTAGTGCTTTAAACTTCAATCCCTGCCCGATCAGCTAGCCGTCTAGCTGTTTCCTCGAACGCGTACCACGCCATAAGGTTTTCAAACTGATCGGTCCCGCCTACATTCTCGGTCCCGTTAAGAATGGCAAGCATTTCAAATACGTTCTTATGCCCAACTTCTTCGGCCTGTTCGATTGCCAAATCCCATATATCGTCTTTATGGTCTCTATAGAAGGCTATCGTGTCGGAGTAGTAGATAAGATCACTTACAAAACCGGACGCGCACCCGCCATGAAACAAGTCCTCAAGAACGCCCTTGATACCGCTATCATAATCAGTGGCCTTTTCATTCAGCCAATTAAAAACGAATTTCTCCAGATCGTTTTCTGTGCTGACTTCCAATTTAGTTACGACTTTGGTATTCTTTTTCATGGGTCAATCTCCTCTTTAGGTTGACTGCTACTACCCCGACAGCGTTAGCGCGCTGATCGGGCTTTTTTTATGCGCTTTCGCGCCCCTCCAATAAAGGTTATAGGTTACTTGACCGGAATTACCCAAAGAGTCCATTTACCGACTAAATTCTGTTCGACATACTCCAAAGCCGCATAATCGTTAGGGGCTTTGAAATGGTGTTGCTCTAGTGCTTTTCCTTGCTCGTGCTTCATTGCCGTGTAACAGATCATCTTATCCCCCCTTTGTTATCCCTAGACGCTCTTTCGAGCGTTTCGCCGGCCCACCGGCTCGTCAGTAGGGTTAAAGTCTAATGTCTTTAACGTCAATCAAGTCTATTTCATCCATTTTTTGAAGCGTGCAATTATAGAATCTGTAGAATCGTCGGACACCATCAAAGCGCGATTTGTCGTTCTCCTGACAATATTCAATATTTTCAGATCTAATACGATCGCCGTCTTCGGTATATATAATGTGCATCCTCTCCCCTCTTTCCGCGCTATTCGCGCTGTTTATATTGTGTGTGTGTCAACAAGAGACACAAAAAAACTACTTAGACTTCTCTGTCTCTTTCGCCCATTCATGCCCACAACGACGACACATGAATGTTTTCGACTTAATCCTGTAATACACTGTTTCACATTTACATTCTGGGCATTGTGGTTTCATGCCCGACATTTTAGCTTGTTTGCGTGTGAGTGTCAACATTTTTCAAGCGCGTCCTTTTATGGTAGCTCTTTAGCAATCCCGGAACAGCATCAAGTGTACCGCCAATGCGAAGGACAGTTTCGCGCCATTTATCATCATGCCCACTCTCAGAAATAACGTGCGCAACCTCATGCAACATTAGCTCATTTGAATCTAAGCGGCGTTCTGATAAGAAGCAAATCCAACCTTTGTAATGGCCTTTAATGTGTGAGTGAGCCTTTGCCCGAAAGCGTGAGCCTTCGCCGCGCTCTACGCACCCACCAACAAAGATCCCTTTTACTTCAGGATGCTTTGATTTAATTGGATGAACAACTACGCCCATTATTCCCCCTTTGTTGAGTAAATTATAGCACACACACACAAACAGTCAATGTCTTATTTCCACTATTTTCTGTCCTAATTCCACCTAGGCCTTTGGCGCGGTTTTGATAAAAGAGCGCCTCCCTAAGACTTTTGCGCCCCTAAAAGCTTGACCTTATACTAAGAGAGGAATAAACAATGTAAGTAATGGAAGAGCCCATAATCCCCGAACCGATTCAAGAAGCAATCAACCAAATACCCGAAATCGCGCACCCAAAAGAACCTAAAGTATCTGCTATAGGAAGCACTATAGAGAGGAATAAGAGGATATTAGAGAGGTATTGCAAGGGCGATAAGATTATGGACATTGCTAACGAGCATGGAATCTCACAAGTTAGAGTATGGCAAATCATTGGGAAGAATAAGGCTCTTGTTAAGTTAGACAAAGAGGTAGAAAAGGTTCGACGGATCAACAGGCTGAAGAAGCTGGAACAGATGGCCCCAAAGAACCTTGCGCCCAAGGATGCAAAGGATCTTGTAGCCGTTTTAGAGGCCCAAAGGAAGGAATTAGAGCCCGAGAATGACCCTAGACCATCTCAAACCATCAATGTGCAGATAAACGCCCTGCAAATCGATGGTAAAAGCCAATCGGAGCTATGGGAAATGACCAGGAAACTAATCGAAGGAACTCCAAATACTTAGATTTCTAATGTCCTCAAAGTATACTTATGTAAGCTATTATGCTAGAGGGCCTTACATGTTAATAGAATACATGTCACAAACCACAACTAATGGTAGGAAATAACTAAGTGTTGGTGATTGTTAAGCGAATGGATTATGGGAGAGAACCACACCAAGGGGACGGGTACCCCCCTAGAGGCGGGGGTGGGTGATTACTGATAATGCTCTCTCCCAACTTTTATATAATTTTTTTAATATTCCTCTATTTTCTCTATTAACATGGAAGTGAATATCAAACAAGAAGTCAATCCAGTCTCATCCCCATCTCCAGATGCCCCCGCAACTGTAAATAAAGACCCGTACGCGAATGTTTTGTATAGAACGAAGGTTCTATACCATGCCCTGAATAAACCAGAGCTCCAGGCCATACAAATCGCAATGTGCCGAAAAGATGTTCTTTATTGGGTCAACACCTTCTGCTCAACCTACAATCCGAGGAAAACCCCATCCGTGATTCCATTCATCACGTATGAGTACGAAGACAAACTCATTCTCGACCTCGTAGACCACATTAGAGGCCAAAAGGATCTTCTCATTGATAAGTCAAGGGACATGGGGGTTACGTGGTGCGTTCTTCTGGCCTTTACGTGGTTATGGCAGTTTGGAGACGAGGGATCGGATTTCTTAGTAGGAAGCCGTAAAGAGCAGTACATCGACGTTATGGGCAATATGGACACCCTTCTTGAGAAGGTGCGCTTTCTTATCCGAAACGAGCCTGTTTGGTTAAGGCCCAAAGGCTTCGATTTTAAAACCCACTCCAATTACCTAAAGATCGTGAACCCTGAGACCAAAAGCACCATTACGGGAGAAGCCACGAACAATAACTTCTCTAGAGGCGGTAGGCGTAGAGCTATCTTTTTTGACGAATTTGCCTTCTGGGAGTGCGATCAAGCTGCGTGGCGTGCTTCTGCCGACTCCACTAACTGCCGGATTGTGGTCTCTACCCCATACGGGTTCAATAACCAGTTTGCGAAATTAAGACACTCAGGCTCTATTGACGTGAGGTCTCTTCACTGGACACTTCATCCAGAGAAAGACAAGGCCTGGTACGACAACGAGTGTAAGCGCAGAAATAACGACGCCGTTGAAATCGCGCAGGAACTGGACATTAACTACGAGGGCTCAGAGGAAGGGGTGCTTTTCGAGTTCTCAGAGCTTAAAGGCGCGGTTAAAAATGAGCCTCTAATGAGCCCGGACCGGAAAGTCGTCGCACTCGACCCCGCAGGCGAAGGAGATGATGAGGCGGTCTTTTACGTCTCAAATAACGGAAACATCGTAGAGCGCAAGTTCATCGCAAAATCAAACGACATGGAGCTTGCCGCAGAGAGTGTGAGCCTCATCAATAAGCACAAGGCCCAGGTTTTTATCGCAGACGCTATTGGTTCCGGTGTTATCGGGATAGTCACGAACCTACTCGGCAAGAATGAAAGAAACGTTAAGATCATCGCCTTTAAGTCCTCAGAGAAGGCCAAAGACCCCGTTAAGTACTACAACAGGCGCGATGAGGTCTACCACCAGGCCGCCCAGCAGATGAAGTCCGGCAATGTTCAAGTCGATGATGACTACACGCTCATGAAGCAGTTAAACGCCACTAAGTACAAAACAGACAATGGCAGAATCTACATTTCGCCCAAAGAGGAGATTAAGGCGGCCGTCGGCTCCTCCCCTGACCGCGCTGATGCCTGGGTTTTGGCGGTAGAAGGGCTTAAATACACCCACTCTCTACGCGAAGTTTTATCCATCGACGCTTTCCGTCAAGGCCCGGGTTTTCGGGATCTCCAAGGGGTCCGGAGCGGCGAAGAGTACGGCGACTGGCAAGATACCCTTGATAACTAAACAGCGCCAAAAACTCTCTAATCTGCTTGACCTTGTAGAGTCCTCCAATGAATATATGATTGAACTTAAGGCCGAAAGAGAATTTTTGCTTGACGTTTTTCATACCTACAGACATTTTTTGAATGAGCTGGAGAGAAAGAGCGCGAAGCAATAAGTTTTAAGTCATAAGATCCGCCGTTGCAACGGCCCTTGTGACCCCCGATAGCATTAAAAGCCTAGCTAGGCAGGTGCGGTTTAAAACCCGTGTCTGCCTATTTTTTTTGCTATCGGGACACCTTTAGGAGCGTATGGAATACAGAGAAGAAAAGAAAAAAGCGTTCATCAAAAAGCTTGCCGCGAAAGTCCGACAGGACGATCAAGACAGGCAGGTATGGAAAGATAAGCAAGTTGTCGCCCACAACTCGCGTTTAGGTTTAAGACGCAGAACTAACCGCCCCTACCCAGGTGCCGCAGAAGTCCCGATTCCAATCACAGACAAATTCATCACAAAGCTTAAAAGCATGTTTGTGTCCGTTGCGACACTCATGCGTAAGCAAATCATCGTGACCCTAGACGATGACGAAGTAAACACCCCCGAAACAAAAGCCTCCGCCGAGAAGATAGAACGCGCCCTCAATAACCTAATCCGTAAGCGCGACTTCCAGTGGACCAAGAAAGTCACCCTCTTCGTTGACTACTTTCTCGAAAACGGCCAGGCGATTTTTAAGATCATCGAAAAGTTCTACACAAAAACCTCAAACGTCGAAGTTGATATGGATAACTTCACAGATGAGCAGAAAAAACAGTTAAAGACGCTCAAAAAAGATGAGCTTCGCATCGTTATCGCCAATCGTCACGAAATGGACCTTGATGACAAAGACGATCTTAAGCAAATCGACAAAGCCATTGAGCAGATAAAAGCTGGCAAGAAAATAATCAAGTTCACCAAAAAGACCGCCTACACCGAGCCCACCGTGCTCCCCGAGAGAGGTCTCCGTATCATTGTCCCCTCCACTGGTACGGAGACCCAAAGGCTTCCACGCATCACCCATGACATGTGGATGACCTACCAGGAATTAAGAGACAAAGCCGACAAAGGGATTTACGACAAATCTGTGGTGGATGCCCTAGATCCGGATGCAGGAACCTCCGATAATTCGGTTACAAATAATTCCTGGTCTAATTCGGAAGGGGTGTCCACCCTCTCTTCTAGAAGCGAGCTCTTCAACGTTCGGGAATGCCAGACTTGGTATGAAGGAAAAAAATGGGTTTTTACGTGGATTGAAGAATCGGGTGATGGAGGACAGATTGAAAAAGAAGACGGCGAAACGACAAACGACATCAAAGTCCTTCAAGACATCGAACACCCATACGACCACGGAATGTGGACCTACGTCAAACACGACTACGAGCTCAAAAACACCCGCTGGTACGCCTCACGCGGGGTGCCGGAAAAAATCAGGGGCCTGCACCAAACAATCGAAAAAATGTACAACACTCGTCTCATCCGAGACGAATACAACAACGCCCCAATGTGGCGTGTATCCAAACAGCTCGGCTGGTCAGGCGATGAAATTAGAATGCGCCCGGGTCAAGTTGTCCAAGCTGAAGCAGGAGAGATTGAACAGATTAACAAGGGAGTCACAGCGGATGTCTCAAGCGAACGGCTGGAGCAGCAGGCCAAGGCCTATGCGGAAGAGTATCTCTCTATCACTGATTTTAGTAATCGCAACGCTGTTAACCCTGGCGGGAGTCGCACTGCTACTGAAATTCAGGCCATAAACCAAGCCTCAACCCGTCAGGTGAATATGGATATCGCCCTATTCCTTGACACTCTAAGCGAAGTCGCAAACCACCTCTACCTCATCCTAAAGCAAGGGGTCCAGACTCCACGCAAGGTTGCGGGCGTCATGCTTGCCCCAGAAGACTTTCTCGTCAAGGTTAGCGTTGCGTGGGTTGGCTCACTCGACGCTACCGACAACGATCTTCAGATGCAACGCGCCCAGGTAAGGCTCCAAACGTTAGCGCAGATAGGCCTTCCTCTTGGCGTGGTCACTCCAACCAATATCTACAACATGCTTTCGGACATCCTCGACAAGGACCCTGATGTCGAGTCCCCCTCTCGCTTCATCACCTCCCCAGAGGATGTCCAGCTTTCTGAAATAGAAGAACAGCAATCCGAAATCATCAGAAACATGAACGGGTTCGATGTGCCCGTTCACCCTGATGACAATGACGCGGTTCACTTACAAGTTATCGAAGAGTTTATGAACACCCAGGTGGGTCAGGCAAAGCTACAGGCAGATCCAAACTTCGCCGCCCTGCTTGAGAAACACGCAAACATGCACATCCAATCGGAGGCATTAAAGAATGGCATCAAAGCGCAAAACTCGCAAGGTGCACAAGGTCAAAAAGGCGCAAGCCGGATTAAAAAAGCGGGCTGAAGAGACAACCTCACAAGAGGTAGAAAGATCTCCAGAAGAACAGATTCGATACAACAGAGATTTGGTCCAAGATTTTTTTAGTTCAGTTTTTTACCACGAGATTTACTACCCGCTCCTTGAAGAGTGCAAGGCAAGTGTTTCAGGTCGATTCACCAATGGCCGTTTTTATAAGGGCGACCTGACGTTAAAGCCTGAATCCAACCGCGACTTACTTGCGGGCTACCAGATGGCACTTGAGGACTTTCACAACCGGATTCACGACTTTATCGTTTTCGCCAATAACCTTGAAAAAAGGCAAAAAGAAGAACAGGCAGAAAAAGGCATCGAAGTAATTAACCCATTCTTGGATGACGCCAATGACGAGACAAACTGAAGAATACGAGTTCGCTAGAAAAATAATGAAGCGTGAAAAGAAGAACCCTAGCGTTTATACGCCCAACAGAAAAGAAGCCATGCTTCAAAGAATCAATAAAGAGTTTGGCGAAAAGGGCCTCAAAGAGTTCGTCAAGGAGTTCAAGAAAGATCTGGGATTTAAATGATTCCGAGAAAGCTTACACAGGAAATTGAACGCTGGATCAGGGAATCTAAGTTTGGAAATTTACAGATTAATTTCGTCGGCGGAAAGATTACGAACGTCAATCGCACAGAATCACTGAAAGTCGAATGTATCGGTAACGCTGAGAGCATCTCAGCCAATTCAACCAACGTCTCCGAAGACGTTAATCTCGAGAAATAGTTTCTGCGAACTATAAACGCTGGGAGAAGAAATGACAAATGAAGCAAAGGTAGTCAGCGAGAGTCCTGAGGCAATTCCTGATGTTTTGACGGAAACGCCCGAATCCACTCCTGGTAGTGAGGCAATTAACAGCCGTGACGCGATCAGAAAGTCCATTGAAGAGCGCGTGATTGAAGAAAACGAGAAGCCAAGCAAAGAGGTTAAAGAGGAAGTTCCTGTAGAGGCTAAGAAAGAAGAAGAGTCTAAGCAGGAAAAGCCTGTAGAAACCTCAGATCTGGCTATCGCGGAGAAGGTCAAAGAGCGCATCCAGAAGCGCATCGACAAGGAAGTTGCAAAGCGTAAGACCCTTGAAGAACAGCTTGCTGAAAAGGAAGCCGAGCTTCAAGCCTTACGCAACTCTAAGCCAGAGGCCGAAACAAAGAATGTCGAGCCCACCATCGAACAGTGTGAGGCTTACATTATCAAGTGCCGGGAAGAAGGCGACGTTAAAAACGAAGTTGCCGCAATGCGCTATCTCGTGAAACTTGAGAAAGAGGCCGCAATTAAGGCTGTTAAAGAGGAGCAGGAAGCTCGGGCGCGCCAAACGACCGAAGTCACTGCAAAGCAACAAGCCGATTGGATTGCACTTAATCGGGATTACGAATCTCCCGAACCTGATCTCAATCTCGCCAACCAAAATGGACTTCTCTACAGAGAGGCCATGAAGCTTTTTATGGACCCGGATCTTAGGGAGGTTTATTCAGACTCCGACAGAATCCAGGGATTCCGTAGAGCCGTGCATGACTCTTATCGCTACATCATGGAAAACGGCCTCCATAAGAAGTCTCCCAGTAACACCGTTGAGACCCTAGACACGACTCCAAGAGTGAAGCCGAAAGCGGTTCTCGCAGACCCATCGACTGACTCTGCTGAGGAAACGGGACGAACGGTCTCTAAAAACCTATCAGACGCCGAAAAGGTGAAAGAAGAAATTTTAGCTAGAAGGAAACTTCGGTATCACCCGAAAAGCCTTCAAACCTAAGGAGCTTTAAGTGGGACAGCAGTTATTTGCCACTAATTCTTTGGGTGGCTTCCTAACCAATAACTCTCTCTCTAAACAGCTTCGGTTCCGTTCGCAGACGATGCAACGGTTCCGTCAGTTCTGTGATGACGAGAGCTACGCGGGTAAAAACCGTGGTAACAAGGTGTTCTTTGACAAAATCTCGAACATCTCTACCGCTGGTGGCACCCTTATTGAAACGGAAACCATCCCGAAGCGTAATTTCACGATCACCCAAGGGACGATGACGATCACGGAGTACGGTAACTCAATTCCGTTCACCGCGAAGTTAGAGAACCTTTCGGATATGGATGTCTCGGAGTCCGTTCGTACCGTTCTTATGAACGATATGAAAGTTGTTCTGGACTCTGCGGCGGCCACGCAGTTTAAGACGAACGACTACATCGCCACGATCACGAATACGGCGACAACCACGTTCGGCACTGCGGGTCTTGCTCTTGCTACGGCAGGTGCCAACATGTCCGACAAAAACGTCCGCGACATCGTGGATCAGATGAAAAGACTGAATATCCCTACCCGGGATAACGATGAGTATGTCTGCATCGGTTCCACGAACTCGATCCGGGGTCTTTATGACTTCTTCGAGTCGAAAGCGCAGAACACCGTTATGACCCCGCTCTATCGCGGCGAAATCGGCTCGTACTACAAGTGCCGTTTCGTTGAGGAAACGAACTTCCTCTCAAATGCCGATGGATCGAATGGTCTGTATGGTGAAGCTGTGTTCTTTGGTGCGGATGCGGTTCGCCAGGGTATTGCGCTCCCAGAAGAAATCCGGGTTGCGATCCCCACGGACTACGGACGTGACAAAGGCATCGCTTGGTACGCCCTCCTTGGATTCCAGCAGGTCTGGGATTTCAGCGCGGATGGTGAAACTAGAATCATCGTTGTCGATTCCCTGTAAGAAAGGAGAGCTAATCTAATGTCTAAAGGTGGCAGAAGCTATAGCGATCCGTCTTACGGGTCTATCAAACAGCTGTCTTTTGAAACTGTGACGGCTGGAACTCGTGCGACGGCTCTGGTTGATACGGTGAAAGTGATGAACCCCATCACTGTTACCGATTGGAACATGTCGAATATGACCCTCGGAACGGGTGGTTCTTCGCAGTGGGTGCTTGCGGCTACTTCAGCCAATGGCACTGCGGCGCTTGGAACCATCATTTTCGTTGGTACACATGCGGCAGGTATTACGATTGACGGTTCTGTTACGGAGACCACAATCGCGGCGGGCGGCAGATTAGATTTCTATTCTGTCCTCTCGACGGCGGCTGGTCTTACTGTCAAACCGACAGTCAAGTATCGTGAAGCGTTCGACTCTAGCGATAACTAAGTAAGAAATATGGGATGGGGCCTAAAAAACCTCATCCCATATTAAAAAACCTTAAAGAAAGGTTGAATGTTTAAAAAAGTAATTTTTTGCAGAATCTGCAATAGCACTAACCTCGAAAGATACCTCGATTTTGGCTCGCATCCTCTCGCAAACGATCTCCAAGAAGGCGTAAATCTCTACCTTAGAAAATTTAGTCTCGAAGTTCTTATTTGCGAAAACTGCTTTCTTTCGCAGCTAAGCGTTGTGGTGGACCCTGACATTATGTTCAAAGAATACGCCTACCACTCCTCTATTTCTCAAACGTTCAAAGACCACTGCTACCAGATGGCTCTTAAGCTAAAGGCCGAGTTCCAGTTCGAGTACCCGCTTGTCGTGGATATAGCTTCAAATGACGGATGCCTACTCAATGAATTTAAAAGGGCGGGTTATAAAAGATTCTTGGGTTTCGAGCCAGCAACCAACCTATCCGCGCAACCCTACGGATGGATAGACGGAAAGCCTGGAGATGAGCTTGGGATTCCGGTTGTAAATTCTTTCTTTACGGAAAAGATCGCAATGTCTACCCGTGGGGATAAAGCAGGCCAGGGCGCAAGCATCGTAACGGCCCAAAACGTTTTCGCTCACGTAAATGATCTCCATGACTTTTTAAGAGGAGTTCATTGGATGTTAGATGACAATGGGGTTTTTATAGTAGAAGTCCCATATCTTCCAAATCTCATTGAGAATAATGAGTTCGACACCATCTACCATGAGCATATTTCGTACTTTCTCCTCAAGCCTCTTGTAAGGCTTTTTAAAGACTGTTCCCTCCCCATTTTCAGAGTCGAGAAATACCCTATTCACGGCGGTTCTATTCGTATTTATGCATCCAAAGATTTTTACCAACTAGAAGACTCCGTTGAACTGTTTCTGGACGAGGAAGATCAGGAAGGCTTTTATGACATCAATATCTACAGAGCTTTTGCCAAAAGAGTCGAAAAGACAAAGATCGAGTTTCAAACGCTCATGGAGCTTCTCTATCGATCAAATAAGAAAGTGATGGGTTATGGGGCCTCAGCCAAAGGCATCAGCCTTATAAACTACTGCGGCATACCAAAAGAATATATCCACTCCATCGTGGATGACACGCCCGCAAAACAAGGGAAGTTGACACCCGGAAGCTATGTACCCATTGTCGATTTCTCGCATTTCGATAAAGAGAATCCTGATTTTATCCTTCTTTTGGCCTGGAACTTTGCCAAAGAGCTGATAGAAAAAACCGCGCACCACAAAGAACGTGGAGCCTATCACCTCGTCCCTATCCCCGAGTTTAAGATCGTATGAAAACCTGCTTTATCTCTCGTCTTGGCGGAGCAGGCGATTTGCTCCACGCCGCGCACCTACCGCGCCTCATTAAAGAACATTACGGCGTGACTCACCTGACCTGGGAAACCAACTACCACGGGATGCACATTTTGGAAGGCAACCCCTACATAGATAATTTGATCTTTCTTGATGTAAATAAAATTACCCATAACCGGATGGTTAAGAATCTTGAGTGGGCCCGCCAGACTTATGACTTAGTATTCGACTTCTCAAACACCATCGAAAAAGCCTACTGCACCAATGAGAATGACTGGCGTTACTACACCTCCGATAGGTGGCGTAGAGAGAACCTTGGAAAGAACTACTACGATGTTATGACTGATGCGGCCGGACTCCCTGAATCTTATTATGGAAACCGAGGGCAACTCTATTACACCAACGAAGAGCACAAATCTTGCCAGGAATGGATTGATAAAAAGCATGAAGTGTATGAAAAGGTTATTTTGGTCAATCTCTCAGGCTCCACGCTTCACAAGAAGTTTATTCAGGCTGAAAGCGTCTGCCGGAAGATCCTTGAAAAATACCAAAAAGTTCTAATCATCCTGACAGGAGATGAGTTTTGTAAAGAGCAGGTTTTTGAGCATGAGCGCGTCATCTCTTACGTCGGGAGTAAGACAAACGGCTTTCGATCAGTAGCTTTAAAGTGTAAGTACGTCGATCTTACAATCAGTCTTGAATCAGGCCTAATACTCGTCGCGCATTCCTGGGACGCGCCCGCCTTACAACTCCTAACCGCCGCCTCCTGGGAAAACCACATAAAGTACGCCAAGAACGCCTATTGGCTACAGGCTCCAGTCCCCTGCTCTCCATGCCATAAAAACCCAAGAGATTATTATGGGTGCCCGATTCGAGACAAGCACCCCGAATGTATTTGGTTTGACGAAAACGTAATCATGCAAAAGGTTGAGGAAGCCCTTGAGTATAGCCAAGTCCTTGCCTGACGTTCACCCATCCTTCATTCAAGATTGTCCCCTCTGCGGACGAGCAAACCGGGTAGTTGTGAAGGGCACCTACAAGCTAGGAGACAAACTAGAGCTTCACCCTGACATGGGGTATTCCTTCTGTAACTGTAAAGCCATCTTCTACACGCGCCCCGAAAACGTCTTGGAACCTGCAAGCTATGAACCCGACGAAAACGGAGTTATTACACTCCCAGACCCATTCTTCGCCTGGCCCAATCCTTACGACTTCCACTACTGGGATGTCAGGAAATACGGAATTATTTGGGACATAACCTCACTTTGCGAGCACCTCGAATCTAAAGGCTACGAAATCCTATCATCCGAAAGGGATTTTGATGTCTACTCAGAAACTCCTCAGCACTTTCATATCAAAGTGAAAATATGAAAAAGATCTGCGTCATTATCCCAATGTACGGCAAGGAAGAATACACAAGAAAGTGTATTGAGTACTGCCGTAAAAATGCCGGGATTGACCACCATATCCTCGTTGTAGATGACGGCTCAGAGACTCCCTATTACGACCCGCACACTGAAACCCTAAGAATCGAGGAAAACTCTGGATTCACAAATGCAGTTAATCAAGGCATTCTCCACTGCTCAGATCACTTTGACTACATCCACCTATTAAATAACGACACCGAGCCTGAGCCTGATTTCCTGAAAATTCTTTACGATTTCATGGAAGCCAATCCAGTTGTGGGAATTGCAGGTTCTGCCAGAATCCTCGAAACAAACGCGCCCCACTGCATTGAACTCTACGGAGCCGATCTTATCCGTGGATTCCAAGTCTGCACCGATGGGAATATTTCAAACGAAGTTATCTACACCCACTGGATTCCACTCTGCTCCGCACTCCTAAGACACGAAATGATCCGCTACATAGGTCTTTTAGACAGACGAATGAAGATATGGTGCTCGGATAATGACATGTGCATACGCGCTAACTTTAGCGGCTGGAACGTAGCCTTATGCGTTAAGTCCAAGGTTAAACATAAACACGCCGTAACCACCGACAGCATCCAGAAAGAAAGAAAGTACTCACCCGAGAACGACCAAAGGATCTTGATTGAGAAGATGGCGGGCATGCAATACGCAGAGCTTATGAAACAACTGCCTCTCGATGCCGAACAGCAGGTGTACGGAAAGCTTGAGTTTTCGACCTACAAAAAGGAGTTAAAGTGAAGCTCCTAATTCATAGGTCTGGGGCGTTTGGAGACTGTCTCATAATTACCCCCATTCTTCGCTACCTGCACAACAAGGGGCACGAAATTGTTCTTAGATGTAACGAGCGAGGGGCGCAGATATTTAAGAATAACCCGCACATCAAAACTTTGATTGAGGAGCCAACAGATTCCGTAAAAGTGGACATTCTTGGAGACCATCTTGAGTGGCTCAGAAAAAAGTATAAGTGCGAAAAGTTAATCGACTTCTCTGAAAGCATCGAAGTGGCCCTTTCCCAGCACCCACGCTCCCCAAACTACAAACTGCCGAAAAATGAACGTTTTAAGTTGTTTAACAGAAACTTCTATGAGTTTACCTTTGAGTGGGCCAAAGAGGACTGGCAGGGCCGCGATTTAAAGCCTGAGCTTTTCCTGGAAGAATCAGAAATAGAAGAAGCCAGAAAGTACCTAAAAAAAGAAGCTTTCAACATCCTTATCGGCATGTCCGGTTCTGGAACCAATAAGACATGGCCTCACACCGAAGAGCTTTGCGCTCGAATCCTTGACCAGATCCCAAACGCGCACATCATCACCGTTGGAGACGCCAGGGCCCAAATGATAGAGCCCCAAATGGAGCGCATTACAAACTTGTCAGGCAAAACCCCAATGCGTATAAGCATGGCCCTCACAGGCGTTGTAAACCTAGTTATTTCGCCCGACACAGGCCTTTTGCATGCTTCCGGATGCTACCCAACCCCTAAGATTGGGATTTTGGGGCACAACACGATTGAGTGCATCACCAAGCACTTTGAAAACGATTATTCGGTAGAGTCCGACCCAAGTCTCGCTGAGTGTTCCCCATGCTTTTTCCTCGTTTATAACAAGGGGCTTCAGTGTCCTTTAAACGATGACTACGGCGGGGCAAGCCTCTGCATGGCAGACGGCATACCCTGTAAACGAGTATTAAGCCAGGTCTTAAATGTCTACTCCAGAAAAAACTAAAGAAGATCTAAAAGTATCGGTTGCCGAGTGCCCTATTTGTACTTCTTTCTGTCAGCACATGTATTACATGGAGGATGCCAAAAGCCGCAGGAAGTCAAAATGGCACTCCTGCGCGTGTGGAGTCATTTTTCAGAAAGATAAGCCCGAAGGCGTTTATGACGCGGCTTACCTCAAGAAAGAGTCAGATCCTGGCGAAAAGTACAGGCTCGCCGCCCAATACCCAGTCAGAATTTATGCCCCACTTATCGAAGAGCTGACCTACGGGCGAAAGGCCCTCGTTGTCGGCACACCTACATTTAGGCAGGTAGAAGCCTTTAAAGACAGGGGCTGGGTTACTTACTCCATCGACAAGAACCTTGAATACCTACCCTCCTCCAGACACTTTCAAGGCGACTTTGAAACCTACGATTTTGGCGACCAGAAGTTCAACCTAATCTGGATGTATAGCGTTCTTGAGTGTTTCTTAAATCCTAAGGAAACTCTAAAAAAATGCTTTACCTTGCTACCCGAAGATGGGATTCTTTTCATAGCAACACCAGATACTGATTTCGTTTATACGCGTTCCTCCGCCGCTTTTGTCCACTGGCGACCCGAATACAACAATGTCATGTGGAATAAGCGAGCACTGACCTCCCTCCTAGAATCCCTAGGCTTCCAAACGATAATGTGCAGGCGAAACTTAGAACAGAGATTCCCTGCCGTTGATGACGTTCATGGAATATTCCAGAAGCGTTATTACTAAAAAAGGAGCTTAGGTGTACCCAAGAGGCACTTACCCCAGAACCGAACAGCATAAGCAGATCACCTCTGCTGGCCTAAAGAAATTTTATGCTGACGGCGGCAAGGTATGGTCTGAGGGTAAGAAGTTCTCAGACACCCATCGCGCACAAGTAAGAAAACCACAGGAGGTGCTTTACGGCAACTAAAACTATTACCATCGACACAGCAGAATGGCTTTATCCTGACAGATTTGGCATTACCCACGAAGTAAATAACGCTCAAACCTTCACGTTTGAACTCACCGATGGCGGCGCTTCAGCCGTCACTTACGCCCAGAACAACGCAACTTCAGTCACCTGTACAGACGGTTCGCGCATTACTTTCCGGCCCCAGGTAGGCCTTTCACAGCCTGGCGCGGAAGTCGCTAATGGCAATAGACGCACCTTTGGCCCTACGGCTGACGCTCAAGATGCTACGGCTGTATATGGGCTCGCTGGGGAATTTGTGGCTGAGTGCCCTGTTTCTGGTGCTATTCAGTACTGGAAGCCAGTGCACATGACCGTCGATGATGTTGATACCCCAACCGCAATTAGTGGTCGATTTGAAGATCAGTTCGGGAATACGTTTACCTGGACTACGGTTACGGTGTCCTAATGGCGGCTTACGCAATCACAAAATACATCACCGAGGATTACGACCCTACGGTTGTCGCCGCAAACCTCGAAACGCACATTGAGACTCTTGACTCTACAAATAACCCGATAGTTTTGTGCGACATAGTTTACAACGCAAAAACAGGGAAGTTTGTAGGGATTGTTCTCGCTGATTAATGACAAATGACACCCTAAAACGCATCTGTGTACGTGCTCAGGCGATGGTGCAAAACACCTCGACTAGCACGTCCAATGCCAATGACATTCTCCCCAAGGTTAAAGATTGGGTCCGCACACGATACGACAGGATCTTAAGGAGCTTTCCTTGGGGAGAGCTGACACGTACCTACAATCTTTCCGTCACAGCCTCAACCCGCGATTACTCGCTCCGTTACGATCTTGAGCAAATCATTAAGATTTGGGACACGACAAATGGAACCGAGTTAATCGAAAAGTCTATTCAAGACCATATCCGGTTCACCGCTATAAATCTTGAGGTGTCTGGAAATGTCCAAACAGGATCACCTGAGACCTACGTTGACATTGGGTCAAAATCAGTCTCAGCTCTTCTTTCTACAGCAGATCAGGTTCAAGTTCTCTCAACCTCAGTGTCTGATGTCACCCCTAAAATTATTCGTATTACAGGCGAAGTTAGCGGAATGCTTGTTTCAGAAAACCTGACCCTTAACGGCACGTCAGCGGTTACATCCACAAACACCTATGATTCTGGCTCCGAGCTTATAGTTTCAGCCGGAACTTCAGATGGCACCTTATCCGACCTTTCGGGCGTCGTTACGGTTAGAGAGCAAGACACAACCTCAAATGTCTTAGCAAAGCTTGCTCCAAACGAACGCGCCCCCTTCTACAAGTGGATTAGGCTCTCACCAACCCCGGCAAAAGCAATAACAGCCCAAATCTGGTACAAGCGCCGCTGGATGCCTCTTCGTGATGACAACGATGTCCCGCTTATTCCCTGCGCCAATGAGATTGTG